TACACGCCCCGCGGCATGGACCTCGATCTGCGGGAGACGGACCGCGTCGAGGCGTGGGGCACCACCATGCAGGTCATCGGCAAGGTGGCCCGCTGGCCCGCGCCGGGCGGGGGAGTGCACCACGTGGAGGCAGACCTCAGGGAGGTGGCGTAATGGCCACCGGCCGCTTCCGGTACGTGGCGAACCCGCGCATGTTCGATGAGCTGGCCCGCTCGAGCCGCATGCGGGACACCCTGTCGGACATCGCCGAGCGCGGTGCAGCGGTGGCGCGGGCGATCGCCCCCAAATACACGGGCCCCACCTACGATCCGGCGGTGCAACGGCACGGCGAGTACGCGGCGAGCGTGTACTCGGCGGTGTCGATGCGGCCGAACGGCTGGCGCGCCGAGTTCGGGGCGACCGCGCCGTGGACGCTGCAGGTGGAGTTCGGTACCGGCCGGCCGGCCACATCCCGCGACCGCCCGCAGACAGGCTGGTCACCGAAGACGCGCACGCTCGGGCGTGCCCTGGAATCGCTGAGGAGCACCTGATGCCCCGGATCACGCTCGCCTACTGGTACGGGGACAAGGCCCCCGGCGACACGATCGACGTCGACGAGGTGGCCGCGAAGGCCATGCGCCGGGACGGCCTCGTCGCCGCCGAGGAAACCGTTCAGGAGCAGCAGGCTCCGGCACCGGCCGTCACCGAGCCCGCCCCACCGCAGCCCCAGCCGCCCGCCGAGCAGGCCGGTGATGAGCGCGCGGTGCCGTCCGGCCGCAGGAAGCGGTGAGCAGCGGCCTGCAGTCGGTGGCCATGCCGGACGCCGAGCAGGTCACCGTCCGCATCCTCAAAGCGGCACTGCCGGCGGGGACGGTCGTCGGCACCGAATGGCCCGCCGGGTTCATGTCGAAGCTGGCGTCCGGGATCGTCTCCGTGACGCTGGGCGGCGGCGGATCCCGGCTGAAGCCGGTGACCGCTGACCGCACCCTCGACATCGACATCCTGGCCGCTACCAAGAAGCAGGCCCGCGACTTGGCAGCCCAGGTGTCGGCGCACCTCATCGCTGCTGAGGGGACGACGCAGCCCGGTGCCCGCATCTACGGCGTCGATGAGACGTCCCTGGTGTGGCTGCCCTACCAGCCGTCCGCCGAGACGGACACGATCCCCCGCTACGTGCTCGTGATGAGCATGGTGGTCCGCCCCGCGTAGCTGTACCCAACCCGCATCCCGTTTCTGCCCATTTCACCCGGCGGCGTCTGGCCGTGCGGGTCCTCGCTATGCCTGGAGGCAACCCGATGGCGAACGACGCCGACAACGTGCGTGTGGGCCTTGGCGGCTCCATCTACATCGCCCCCAAGGGCACGACCGCCCCGACCGACCTGGACACCGCCTGGCCTGCCGGGTGGGTGGATCTGGGCTACCTGTCCGACGACGGCGTCGAGATGAGCTACTCGACGGAGACCGAGGACATCAACGCCTGGCAGTCCCTCTCCCCGGTCCGCAAGGTGCTGACCGGTGTCGACATGACGCTCGGGTTCACCGCGATCGAGCTGAAGACATCGACGGTGACCCTGTACTTCCCGTCGTCGTCGATGACCGAGGTGACCACCGGCGTGAACAAGCTGGCGATCCCCGCGGCACCGACGCCGGACGAGCGCGCCATCGGCCTGGAGTGGGTCGACGGCGACATCAAGAACCGGCTGATCATCGCCCGCGGCGAGGTCACCAACCGCGACTCGATCACCCTGGCCCGCTCGGGTGCGGTGGCGCTGCCGATGACGGTGTCGGCCTACGCCGACACCGCACCGGAGATCGCCGTGTGGCTGTCCAACGACCCGGCGTGGGCGCCCGAGTCCTGACCGAATCTCCCGGCAGGCGTGCCATGCGGGTCGCGCCTGCCGGGCCCCAACCCGCTACCACCCGCAAGGAGAGCAGCATGACCAGCAAGACCACCGGCACCGAAGTCGTCGACCTCAACGCGCTCGCCAAGGCACGCCGCGACGCCCTGCCGAAGCCCACCACCTTCAACCTGTTCGACGTCGAATTCACCCTGCCGCCGATCAAGGCGCTCCCGTTCGAGCTGCAGGAACGCGTCGGCGACCTCGACAACACCGTCGAGATCCTCAAGGAGCTCCTGGGCCGCGACAAGGTGCAGGAGATGTACAAGGCCGGGTTCACGTTCGGTGACCTGGAACTGATCGCGCTGGAGTGGCAGAAGCGCTCCGGCGTGGAGCCGGGGGAATCGCCGGCCTCCGCCGCTTCCTAGAGGAATACGCGGAGGCCGTCGAGTGGGACATCGCCCACTACTGGCCCGGCCGGTCGCTGCTGGAGCTGTACCGCGGACAGATGTCGTGGCGTGAGCTGCGCGTCTTCCTCAAGCACCTGCCCACCGACTCCGCGACCGCGCGGGCGGTGCGCAAGTCCACGCCCGAAGAGGACGCGTGGACGCTGGTGCCGCAGCTGCTGGCGAGCGTCGTGGACGCCGTCCGCGAGAACTCTTTCCTGCAGCTGAAGCTGCACGGCGACCCGAAGAAGACGGGCCGGCTCAAACCACCGGACCCGATCCCGCGGCCGGGTGTGGAGCCCGCGAAGAAGAGCAACGTCATCCGCTTCGGTGGCCGTCACGGCTCCGGGGCCAAGCAGCTGGCGGCCGTGTTCGGGAGGCCCGCCGCGAACCAGTGATGGGGGTGCGCGGTGGCTGCTGGCGGTGTGCTCGTCGGCCGGGGCTATGTCTCCATCCGGCCGGAGTTCGAGGGGGACTGGTCCCGCTCCGTGACCTCCCGCGCATCCAGCGCGGGCAAGGCCGGGGCGGGCGCTTTCTCTAAGGCGTTCGGTGCGGGCATGCGCGGCATCGGCGCCCTGGCCGGTGTGGCGATCGGCGCCAACCTGGCTTCCGCTGCCGCGGGCGCGGCGGCGCTCGCCCCTGCTCTGGCCACCGCGGGCGCGGCCGCGGGCGCACTGAAGATCGGCCTGTCCGGTGTCGGCGAGGCGCTGAAGGCCGCGTTCGACACGAAGGCGATGAAGTCCGACGCCCAGGCGGCGGCCAACGCCACCCGCGCGGTGGAGTCGGCGCAGCGCGGCCTGGCCAACGCCCAGCGCAACCTGGCGGACGCGCGGGTGCAGGCCGCCGAGCGGATCCGGGACGCCCAGAAGGCCGTCGCGGACGCCGAGGAGAACCTGGCGCGGGTCGTGGATGACTCGGCGCGCAGGCAGCGGGACGCCCAGCGGGCTGTGCGGGATGCCGAGCGGGACCTGCGGGACGCCCAGCGGGATGCCCGTGAGGCGCAGGCCTCGCTGACGGACGCCCGCCAGGAGGCGACGCGTGCCCTGCAGGACATGAACCAGCGGCTCGCCGAGGGGCGCCTCGACGAGCGTGAGGCCGTCCTGCGCCTGAAGCAGGCCGAGCGTGAACTGCGCGCCGCGCAGGTGACGCCGGGTACGACGTTCGAGCAGCTGGAGCGTCTGCGGATCGCGCACGAGCGGGCCAAGCTCAACCTGAAGGAGCAGCGCGAGGAGACCAAGCGGCTCGAGACCGACACGGCGAAGGCCAACAAAGCCGGCGTGGAGGGCTCGCAGCAGATGCTGCGCGCCCGCGAGCGCATCAAGTCGGCGAACGAGACGGTCGCCGACCGTGAGCGGGCACTGGCCCGCGCGCAGGAGGAGGCCCGCCGTACCGGTGTGGAGGCCGCCCGGGATGTCGCCGACGCACAGGAGGCCCTGGCCGAGGCGCAGGCCGATGTCGCCAAGGCCCGCCGTGACGGCGCCCGGCAGGTCGAGGACGCCGAGCGGGCTGTGGCGGAGGCCGCTGCCGCGGTGGCGGACGCGCAGGCTGCCGCCGCGGCGCAGACCAGCCAGTTCGGCGAGGCGATGGCCGAACTCGCCCCCAACGCACAGAGCTTTGTGCGCGCGGTGCAGGGGCTGGCGCCGGCGTGGGACAACCTCAAGCTGAGCGTGCAGAACGAGCTATTCCGGGGCCTGGACGACACGGTCACCACGCTGGGCCGGGCCACGATCCCGGTGCTGCAGCGGCAGCTGACCGCCACCGCCGGCGTGTGGAACGCCATGGCCAAGAGTGCCGCGAACGCGGTCACCGAGATGGCGCGGAGCGGGCAGCTCGAGCAGATCCTCGCCGGGGCCACGGAGAACTTCCGCGCGTTCGAGCAGGTGCCGGGCCGTCTGGTCACGGCGTTCGGGCAGCTGGCGGTGGCCGCCCAGCCTGCCTTCAACGCCCTTTCGAAGCAGATGGCCGGCGCCATCACCAGTTTCACGGACGGCATCGCCAAGGGCTTCGAATCGGGTGGCCTGCAGCAGTCCATCAACAGCGCGTTCGAGGTGATCTCCCAGTTCGGGACGCTGCTGGCGAACGTTCTCGGCACGGTCAACCAGGTCATGAAGGCCGCCTCCGATGCGGGGGCGTCCATCCTCGGATCGCTCGCCGCCGTGTTCGGCGAGCTGCGCCGTGTGCTGGCGACCGACGAGATGCAGGCCACGATGCGGGCCCTGTTCGCGTCGATCGCGCAGATCGTCAACTCGCTCGTCCCCATCATCGGGGCGGTCGTGCAGGCTGCTGTTCCGCTGCTGGCGGCGATCGCACAGCCGATCGCTCAGCTCGCCACCGCGGTCGGTCCGCTGCTGTCGCAGCTGGCGACCGTCATCGGGCAGGCGCTGCTGCCGATCGTCGACGCGCTCGCCCCCGCCCTCGTGCTGGTCGGCGAAACCCTGGTGCAGATGGTCGCCGCGGTGATGCCGCTGCTGCAGCCCATCGCCGCCCTGATCGCCCAGGTGATCTCGGCGCTGGCCCCTGCCCTGCAGCCGATCGTCGCGGTGGCGACGCAGCTGGTGAACCTGCTGGTCGGCCCGCTCACCCTGGTCATCCAGGCGCTGACGCCTGCCCTGGTGCAGATCGCCGGGCTGGTCGCCGGCGTGTTCCAGGCGCTGCAGCCGATGCTGCAGCCGCTGATGGGATTGCTCGCGCAGGTCGCGCAGATGCTGGCCGAGGTGTTCGCTCAGGCCCTCGCCCAGCTGATGCCGGTGCTGCTTCCCCTCGTCGACGCCGGCCTCATGCTGGTCGAGACGGTGTTCGAGGCGATGCAGCCGCTGCTGCCGGTCATCGGGCAGGCGCTGGAGATGCTCGGCGCCGCGCTGCTGCAGATGCTGCCGTCGCTGACCGGGTTCGCGGATGCTGCCGTGCAGCTCGTCAAGGGGCTGGCGCCGCTCATCCCGGTCGGGGTGCAGCTGGTGCAGGAGGTCCTCGAGGCGCTGATGCCGATCCTGCCGACGGTCGCGGACGCGTTCGTGCAGATCGCCACGGCGGTCCTCGGCATCATGGGCCCGCTCGGCGAGCTGATCGCCTCTGTGGCGGCGCAGCTCGCACCGGTGCTCGCCGATATCGCCCCCATCTTGGGGGACTTCGTTGGCCTGCTCGCGGACAGCCTGGCGCAGATCCTGCCGCCGCTCGCCGAGGCGCTGGTGCAGCTGGTGAAGGCGTTCGCGCCGATGATGCCGCTGTTCGCGCAGCTGATCGGCATGGTGCTGAAGATTGCGGCCGGCGTGCTGATCCAGCTCCTGCCGTCGATCATGCAGTTGGTGCAGGCCGGTGTGCAGCTGGCGATCGCGCTGCTGCCGCTGGTGCCGCCGCTCACTCAGCTGATCATCCTCGGTGTGAGGCTGGCGGTCGTGATCCTGTCGCGGCTGCTGCCTCCGCTGCTGCAGTTCGCCGGGTTCCTGATCGGCAAGCTGGCAGGCGCGATCTCCACCACGATCGGCTGGGTCACGAAGATCATTTCGGTGATAGCCCGCCTGGTGGGGTGGGTGACCACCAAGCTCAGTGCCGCCTTCACCGGACTGAAGGACCGCACGCTGATCATCTGGCGGCAGATCCAGTTCTACATCTACGGGGCGTGGCTGTACATCCTGCGCAAGACCCTCTATCCCATCCGGGACTTCTTCACCAAGACCGTCCCCGGATGGGGCCGCTACCTGCGGGACCGGATCGTCGGCGCCTTCGTGTCCATGGGCCGAGGATTCCTCGACCGGTGGAACTGGATCAAGCGGAACGTCCTCAACCCGATCAAGAACTTCTTCACGGTCACCGTCCCGGGATGGGGCCGGTCCCTGCGCGACCGGATGGTCAACGCGTTCGCTCAGGCTGCCACCGGTATCCGCGACGCCTTCGCCAAGATCCGCGGCTACGCGAAGAAGCCCGTCCAGTACGTCGTCGACATCGTCTACAACAACGGCATCCGCAAGGTGTGGAACCTCGTCACCGACGCCTTCGGTGGCAAGCACCTCAAGCCGATGAAGTTCGCCACCGGCGGTGTCATGCCCGGCTACACGCCGGGCCGCGACGTGCACCTCGTGCCGTCCGTCGCCGGCCCCGTCGCCCTCTCCGGCGGCGAGGCCATCATGCGGCCCGAGTGGACCCGCGCGGTCGGCGCCGAGTACGTGCACGCCATGAACGCCGCTGCCCGCCGCGGCGGCGTGCAGGGCGTCCGCAGCGTTCTCGGGTTCGCCGACGGCGGCATCTTCTCCGGCATCGGCGACCTGGTCAGCAAGGGCTGGGACAAGGTCAAGGCCGGGGCCAAGTGGCTGAAGGACACTTTCGGCGGCGCCATCAAGGCCGGAGTGAAGTCGGTCATCAACCCGCTGATCAGCAAGATTCCCGGCGGCAACACCGGCTTCGTCGGCCTGATGAAGGACCTCGCCCGGGGCGCCGTGAAGCGGCTCCTGGCCGGCGGCAAGGAGGGCGACAAGCGGGCCACCCCGACCGTCAAGTACTCGCCGTCCGCAGGCGTCGAGCAGTGGCGGCCCGTGGTGCTGCGTGCATTGCGGGAGGTCGGGCAGTCTGCGGGCCACGCCAACCGGACGCTGCGGCGCATGCAGCAGGAGTCCGGCGGCAACCCGAAGGCCGTCAACAAGTGGGACATCAACTGGCAGCTCGGCCACCCGTCGGTGGGTCTGATGCAGGTCATCGGGCCGACGTTCCGGTCCTACGCCGGGAAGTACCGGCGCAAGGGCCCGTTCATGTACGGGGTGTCCATCGACCCGCTCGCCAACATCTACTCGTCGATGCGGTACGCGCTGTCGCGGTACGGCAGCCTGCCGCGGGCGTATGACCGGGCGGGCGGCTACGACGCGGGTGGCTGGCTGCCCCCGGGTGTCACCAAGGCTGTCAACCTGACCGGCAAGCCCGAGGCGGTCCTGACGAACGCCCAGTGGCGCACCATGCAGGCCGCCGCCACGAGCGGGGGCGGACTGCAGCCGGGCGACCGTCTGCTCCTCGTCGTCGACGGCCACGAGTTCCACGCCTATGTGGACACCCGCGCCGACGGCCGCGTCCAGGCCGCGCAGGGCGAGCTGATCCAGGTACTCAACGCGGGCTGAGAGGAGGTCTCCGTGCCGATCCCCGGGAATCTGCTCTCCGCGACGACGGAGATGGTCGACCCGAACATCTCGGGCTGGGCGGCGAAGCTGAACGCGACGCTGTCGAAGGGGACGGGTGGCCGGAACGGGGACGGCTGCCTGGTCGTCAAGTCGGTGGCTGCGGGGGAGATGCAGGCCCGCACCGTCTCCTCCTACCCGGTCACCGTCGGCACCGTCTACTACTGCTTCGCTGATGCGGCGGGTGTGGTGCCGGAGCGGATCGGGATCCGCTGGCTGTCGTCGACGGGCACCGAGGTGGGTGTGTCGTGGTCGCTGACGACGATGGCCGCCTCCGCGTCGTGGCATCGGGTGTCGGTGGCCGCGGCAGCCCCGGCAGGTGCCGCGCAGGCGCAGGTGCTGCTGTCGTCGACGCCGGCTGGTGCGCTGGTCAACCACTTCTGGGAGAACGTCTACCTCGGCCTGCCGATCCGCACGCTGGGCAACCTGCTCCCCTTCAACACGGAGTCCACCGAGTTGGACACCTCGGGCTGGGCGGCGGCCGCCAACGCCACCGTCTCCCGCCAGGTGCCGGTGTTCTCGTGGTCGGCCACCAACTGGACCGCGGGCGGGCACACCCTGTGCATGACGGCGGCCGCCGCCGGTAACGCCAGCATTCAGGCGGTGGACCGGCCCGCGGTCACCCCCGGCCAGGAGTATCTGGCCTACGCCTACGTGCAGCCCCCCACCGTCGCCTCCACCGCCTGGATCGAACTCCGCTTCTTCGACAGCGTCGGCAACCAGGTGCAGGCGACCAGGGCGGTCCTGGCGCCGCCGACGCCCGCGACCGGCATCTACCGGCAGCGCGTGTCGGCGACCGCACCGGCGGGCGCCGCCACGTGCACGCTCGCGGCCGGCCTGGACGGCGCGAGCGCGGGGCAGGTGCTGCGGCTGGAGACCGTCGTCATCACCGCGGCGCCTGTCATCCAGTCCGGCAGCGTCGTCCCCTACGCCGACGCCAGCTTTGAGCAGGGCATCGCAGCCTGGTCGACCGTCTCCGGTGTGGCGACGCTCGCCCGCACCAGCCCGTGGGGCGACTCCGGATTCGACGGCAACTACGCGCTGGCCATCAGCTCGGCGACGGCTACCGAGTCCACGATCCAGTCCGGCAAGTATCCGGTGACGGAGGGCCTGAACTGGAGGGCGCAGGCGCTCGCCCACCCGGATGAGGGCACCTGGTCGACGGCGACGATCCGTGTCCGCTGGTACGACGCCGAGGACGCCGACCTGGGCGCCAGCACCGGCACGGCGTTTCTGCTGCCGGGCTCGTCCTGGTACATCCTGCAGTCCGACCAGATCGCTCCGGCGGGGGCGACGCAGGCAGCGATCGAGATCGTGGCCACCGCGTCGACCACCAACGCGGTACTGCATATCGACCGGGTCGCCCTGTGGGAGGTGCTGCCGCTCACGTCGGTGGTCGCGGACTCCGAGCGTGGCTACATCACGCTCACCCTCCGCGAACTCACCATCGACAACACGATCACGATCTACCGGGTGGGGCCAGACGGATCCCGCACGCTGGTGCGCGGCGAGTCCGGGCTGATCGACCGGCAGACCATCACCTCCGACCTCCTCATCATCGAGGACCACGAGGCGCCGATGGGCGTGCCCGTGTCGTACCGCATCGAGGAGTACGACTCCAACGGCAACCGCTCCACGCGCACCTCGGACACCGTCACCCTCACCCTCGCCGACCTCAACGAAGCCTGGCTGAAGGACCCCGGCAACCCGCAACGCAACCTCAAGGTGCTGGTGCAGAAGGCGCCGAACTGGCAGCGGCCTGTCGAACAGTCCGCGTTCGTGGTGCGCGGACGGCGCAACAAGGTCGTCCTCTCCGGCAGGCGCCAGGGCCTGGAGGGGGAGCTGGAGATATGGACCCGCTCCGACGAGGAACGCGCAGCCCTGCACCTGCTGCTCGACTCCGGCAACACCCTGCTGTGGCAAGCCGCGCCGGGCATGGGCGTCGACGACATGTACGTGTCGGTCGGGCAGGTCACCGAATCCCGTATCACCCAGCTCGCCCAAGAGGTGTGGCGGGCCTGGCAGCTGCCGCTGGTGGAGCAGGACATGCCCGTCACCACCGGCATCAACGGCAGCGGGGGCCGCACCTGGCAGGACGTACTGACCGAATTCGCCGCGGCCGGCGACCTGCTGGACGTGTACGACACCGCCGAGGATCTGCTGCTCGACCGCCGGGGGTGACGCCGTGTACCCGGTATCCGACCGCTTCCTGGCCCGGCTCGCCGAGTCCCACACCCCCGTCACGCAGGTGCAGCTGTACTTGACGACGGGGGAGGTCGTCGACCTCGAGCACACGGGCGGCAGCGTGACGGTGGACCGCTCGCAGGCGATCCGCCGCACCTGCTCCATCACCGTGCCCGACCCCACGGTCATCCCGCGCACCCCGGCCGACCAGCTCGCCACCTACGGCGCCACCCTGCGCGTGGCTCGCGGTGTCGAGTACGGCGACGGCAGCCAGGAGCTTGTGCCGCTGGGGGTGTTCCGGCTGGACTCGGTCGACGGCGACGTCACCGAAGGCCCGGTCACCTTGCAGGGCAAGGACCTGTCGGCGCGGGTCGCGGACGACAAGTTCACCGCCCGCTACCAGGCGTCCGGCACCGTCGTGTCGGCGATCACCGGGCTGATCCGGCGGACCATCATCGGCGCCGACATCCAGGCCCTCATCGACGACGAACCCATCGGATCACGCTGGTTCGATGTCGAGGCGGACCCGTGGGAGGGCTGCCGGGAGATCGCCGCCGCCGCTGGCGCCGAGGTGTACTGCAACGCCGACGGCATCTTCGTCATCTCCACGCTGCCGGAGCTGACCGAGACGGATCCGGTGTGGGCGGTGGAGGCCACCGAGGGCGGCGTGTACATCTCCGGCAGCCGCGCCATGAGCAGCGACGGCGTCTACAACGGCGTCCTCGCCCGCGGAGAAAACACGAGCGACGGCATCCCGCCTGTGCAGTACCTGGCTGTCGACGACGACCCCAACTCGCCGACGTATTGGTCGGGCCCGTATGGGCGCCGGCCCATGTTCTACAGCTCGTCCACGCTGACCACGACGAACGCCTGCCAGAAGGCCGCCCGGCTGAAGCTCGCCGAGGCGAAGGCACCGAACAGCAGCGGCGACATCAGCTCGCTGCCGAACCCGGCGCTGGAGCCGGGGGACGTCATCCGCGTCACGCACGAGGACGGCACCCGCGAACTCCACCAGATCGCCTCGTTCTCCGTGCCGCTCGACATCGGCGGCGACTTCCCGCTCGCCACCATCTCGGCGAAGGAGGACTCGTGAGATCGAACCTCTCCGTCAACCGCGAGTTGAAGGCGGCGCTCAAACGGTCGGCGCAGCGGGCGGGGGAGCAGACGCCGGCCGTGCGCGGCTCCGACTGGCGGCTTGCCACCGTCACCGCCGTCCCCGGCGACGGCCTCATCGAAGTCGACGGCGACATGGAAGTCCGCCACCTCGCCACCTACGCCGCCCCCGCGGTCGACGACGTGATCGTCATCTCCCAGTCCTCCAGCGGCAACTGGATCGCCCTCGGCCCCCTCGCCGACTGAGCACACGAAAGGAGAGGGCATGCCGACCCAGGACCCCTACGGGCAGGGCATCAACCTCATCTCCCTCACCGACGCCCCCGACATGGCCAAGGCGATCAGCGACCTGGCCGCCGGCGTCATCCCCCGCGGTGTGATGCGGTTCGCGTCCGCGTCCGCCCGCGGCGCGGCGATCCCCACACCCGAGGAGGGCATGGTTACTTACCTCCTCGACTCCAACCGGATCGAGATGTACAACGGCTCCGCCTGGGTGACGCCGGAGCCGAGCCTGGTGACCGGCACCACCGGCCTGTCCGCTGCGGCCGGCTGGTCCGTCAACTACTTCAACGGCGTCCGCCAGGGCCGGGTCACCAGCATCGACTTCTACATGACCCGCACCGGCGCCAACCTCACCCCCACCAACGGCAACATCAACGACGTGGTCGCGGCCACGGTCCCGACGAGCTGGCGGCCCACCCACGCCATCGTCAACGCCTGCTGGGACTCGGGCTTCGCACACGGCGGATTCATCCTCGACACCAACGGCGTCGTCACCATCCGCACCACGAGCTACGTCATCGAAACCGGGCACAACCTGCGCTTCCAGTGCACTTTCCTCCGCACCGTCTTCTGACCGACCCGCGCCCCGATGGAGCCCGCATGGCCACACCCCTGTCCGCGTCCGCGTTCCTCGCCGCCCTCCACAACGAGGGCGTGCAGGTTGTCGAAGTCGGCAACTGGGAGACGCACAACCGCAACCAGAAGGGCCCCTGGGGACCCGTGCACGGCGTGATGATCCACCACACCGTCACCAAGGGCACCGCCAACACCGTCGACCTGTGCCGCCGCGGCCACAGCACCCTCCCCGGCCCGCTGTGCACCGGCGTCATCGCCAAGGACGGCAAGGTCCATCTCGTCGGCTACGGCCGCACCAACCACGCCGGACTCGGCGACCCCGACGTCCTCGCCGCAGTCATCGCCGAGAAGAAGCCGCCCGCCGACAACCAGGCCGCCGTCGACGGCAACCGCCACTTCTACGGCTTCGAATGCGAGAACCTCGGCGACGGCAAGGACCCCTGGCCCGCCGCGCAGATCGACGCGATCGTCCGCGTCATCGCCGCCATCTGCCGCAAGCACGGCTGGGGCGCCCGCTCCGCACTCCGCCACCTCGACTGGCAGCCCGGCAAAATCGACCCCCGCGGCCCCGGCATGGACTGGGACCACATCCTCGACCAGGTCGCCAAGCGCCTCGGCAGCAAGCCGGCCACCAACCCGGCACCGCCCAAGCCGCTGCCGAAGCCCACCGCGCCCACCGTGTCCCTGGCCCGGCTCATCGAGGCCGCACGCAAGAACCCCGCGGCGAAGGGGCAGCCCGTCACCTACAGCGGCGTCAAGACCGTCGAAGCCGCCCTCGTCAACGCAGGCCTGCTCGCCAAGCGCTACAGCGATGGCCACTTCGGCACGACCACCATCGCCGCCTACGCCGCCTGGCAGCGTCACCTCGGCTACCGCGGCAAGGACGCCGACGGCATCCCCGGCAAGACCTCCCTCACCAAGCTCGGTGACCGCTACGGATTCAAGGTCACCGCGTAACCCACTCGAGTCAGGAACCCTCATGAAGATCTTCGGCCGTGAACCGGCTCTCCTCATCGCCACGATCAGCGCCGCCCTGTCCCTGCTGGTCACCTTCCAGTTCGGGCTGTCCGCCGAGCAGGCGGGTGCGATCGTCGCCGTCATCAGCGCCGTGTTCGCCGCGGCCACGGCCGCCGTCACCCGCCCGATCGCGCCGTCCGCGTTCACCGGTCTCGTCGCCGCCGTCGCCGCGCTCCTCGCCGCCTACGGCCTCGAGCTGTCGGCGGAGAAGGTCGGCGCCATCAACGCCGTCGTCCTCGCCGGCCTCGCGCTGCTCACCCGCGGCCAGGTGTCGCCGTCCAGTCCGTCCTCGCCCGCCACGGCCGAACCTCCCCGGGCGGTCTGATGCCATGCCGTGCGGCCCGGCGCGTCTACAAGGCCCTGGGCCGCCGCGGCTGCTTCCTCGCAATCGCCGGCTTCGGCAAGACCTGTTATGGCGTCTCGTTCCTCGTCATCCCACCCGCCGACCATGGCCTCCAACTCCTCACCCAGTTCTGCGGGCTCCGCCACTGGTCCTGGCTTTGGATCATCTGCGGGCTCGTCACCTTCGGCTCCGCGTTCCTCCGCGTCGGCCGCGACTGGGCGGGCTTCGTGGCCGCCTTCATACCCCCCACCGTGTGGGCACTCGCCTACACCGTCGCCGTCATCTCCGGCGACTACAGCCGCGGCGGATTCGTCGCACTCTGGTACCTCACCTCGCACTGCGGGGTCATCTTGTGGGCGAGCACGGTGCCCGAGTACTCGGTCCCCCCAGCACCGAAGCCGCCACGGAGAGGCACGGCCGCATGAACATCGGCGAGTGGGCGGCAGTCATCGGGGCCGCCGGCAGTGTCCTCGGCGGAGGCGGGTTCTTCATGGCCCGCGCCACCGTCCGAGCAACGCAGGCCACAGCGCGCGCCCAGCAGGCGGTCGCCGAGATACAAGCCCAGCCGCAGGCCCGCGCCCAGGACTTGGCTGTCCTGCAGGCCACGGTGAAGCGGGTCGACGAGGAAAATGGCAGCCTGCGCGGCCGCATGTCCCGCCTCGAGTCCATCGTCCGTGCGTTCGCGTGGACGACGGACAGGTGGGCCCGTCAGATGCACCGGGCGGGCATCGAGCCTGAGCCCCCGCATCCTCTGGTGGACGAGTACAACCGAACTGGAGTGTGAGCATGCCCACCCCGATACCGAGCCACCCGCGGCGGGACGACACCGCCGCCGACATGGCCACCCTGGTCCGCCTCGGCCGCGAGGAACCCCAGCCTGTTCCCGCTCCGGCGCCGTCCACGCAGCCCTTCCAGGAGCCGGTGTACGACCCGCCCCTCGAACCGCTGCCGGACGAACCGGCATGACGAACGCCCCCGCCCCTGCTTCGGCAGGCGGCGGGGGCGCTTCGCTGTGCGGCCCTCAGCCGGTGATCTCGCCCGAGAACTCCGGGAAGTCCAGGTCGAAGTTCTCGCTGTTCCGCTGCACCGTCACCACGATCTTCTTCCCGTACTTCGTCTCCAGCACGTGGTCGGCGTTCTTCGACGCAGACACCCCCGGAGCGAGCCGGCCCTCGAGCGGCTGCGAGCCGTTCTCGAACATGGTGAACGCCGCCTCACCGCCGTTCGTCGCACCCTCCACGATGAGCGACAGGTCGTCCAGAGCGACGGGCTCCTTGCTCCCGTTGTCCACCTTCAGCGTCACCCGGAAGTTGGTGCTGCCGGGCTCCGGCGACTCGAGCAGGTCCTCGTTGAAGTCGGTGAACACCTTCGCCTCGGTCACGGTGACCTTCAGCCCGTCGGGCCACGTGTACGTCTCGCCGAACTTCAGGCCGGTTGACTGGGCGCCGGCGTCCTCGTCTTGGCTGGCTTCGTCGGCGCAGTGCTTCATCCACTCCGCCTGATCCATCGTCTGGTCCGTGCAGTCGACGGACTGGCTCGGCGCCGCCTCCGACGCCTTCGTCTCGCTGCCGCTGTCGTCACCGCCGCCGCACGCGGTCAGAGCGGCCAGGAGCAGGGCAGCCGTGGCTGCAGTGGTGCGAACACGCATGAGTCCCCCCAAGGTTGAACGTGAGGGACACCGTAGACCGCGTGTGTGGGAAGTGTGTGCAGGTGTCGCAGAGTCGTGACACGGCGCCACCCGGACGGGGTCTGCGAGGGCGCGAGTTGGGCAGCCCTACCCTCGATAACATGCCATATCCGGGCCTCACTCCCTTCGAGGAGCGGGGCCCGTTGTCGTGCTCGGAAGGGCTGGCGATCACCCAACTCTGTGGTTGATAATGACAGTTATCCAATACAAGGGAGTGCGCAGGATGGATGAGTTGGTGCCGTGGCTGGGCGAGCAGCTCGCCGAGGACGAGCGGATCGCGCGGAGGGCGGGCGACAGCTTCCGCCAGATCGGTGAGACCGGCGTCATCGTGGCCCACGATCCGGCGCGGGTGCTGCGCGAGATCGACGCCAAGCGGCAGCTGCTCACGGGATACACAAAGGCCGTCGAGCAGGTGGAGGAACTCGATGCCCTCCGTGAGCGGTTGAGGGCCAGCGGCCAAGACGTGTTCATGACCGAGATGGAGCGGGCGTCAGCCATCCACAAGCGCGACGTACTGCACGGCGTGCTGCAAATCCTCGCCCTGCCCTACGCCGACCGGCCCGGCTACCGGGAGGAGTGGCGGCCGTGACCGTCCTCGTTCCGCGCCCATCGGCGGAGCTGTCGACCGACCGGCACGACCCCCGCGACGACTGGCCCGACGAAGCCCGAGCACTCGCCGACCACCTCACCAACATCTACGGCGACCGCGACCCGCTGCCCACCATCGCCGGAGGATGGATCGCTCGACAGAAGAGCCGCCACACCCGGCGCGCCTACGTCCGAACCTTCAAGGTGTGGGAGGAGTACGCCCGCTCCACCGGCATCCACCCGCTCCAGGCGAAGCTGCCACTCGCCGACGCCTACGCCAAGCACCTCGCCAAAACCCCCACCCGCAACGGACGGCCCCCGGCGGAGACCACCCAAGCGCAGGCCCTCGCCGCCGCCGGGTCCTTCTACACCTACGCCGCCCGACTTCAAGCCGTCGACTCCGACCCATTCGCCGCAGTCAACCGGCCCTACGTCGACCCCGACTACAGCCCCACCGAAGGCATGACCGAAGCCGAGACGATGCGGCTCCTCGAAACCGCACGCGACTGGACGCCACGCTCCTACGCCCTCGTCATGCTCCTCTACCTCACCGGCGCCCGCGTCGACGAACTGCTGTCACTCAACGCCGACCAACTCGGTTACGACCGCGGCCACCGCACCCTGCCCCTCACCCAGAAAGGCGGCAAGAAGCGACCCGCACCCGTGCCGCCCCTCGCCCTCGACGCGCTCCTCGCCTACCTCGGCGACCGCACCGACGGTCCCCTCTTCACCACCGACACCGGCCGGCGCTGGACCCAGCCCGAAGTGTGGAAGCACCTCCGCGTCCTCGCCCGCCGCGCCGGCATCCCCCAAGCCGCCACCATCAAGCCCCACACACTGCGGCACCAGTTCATCACCGACAACCTCGCCAACGGCGTGCCCCTCCAAGACGTTCAAGACGCCGTCAGCCACTCCGACCCGCGCACCACCCAGCGGTACAACCGGCGCCGCCGCCAGCTCGACAACCACCCCGCATACGCCCTCGCCGCGAAGCTAGGCGAACGACTGCAACCAACGGAGGAACAGCAGTGAGCGACGAACAGCCTGCGGAGCGCCCGCGGGACTGGATGGAGACCTGGTACGAGACCGGCGAGATCACACGGCAGCCGCCACCGCCGCTCTCACCCGAGGCGAGAGTGGAGATCCTCAAGGTCTTCGACGACCTAACCGAGGAACAGAAAAGGATGTCCTCCGAGTAACCGCCCTCGTGCCACACTGACTACAGGCCCGCCAGCCCCCCGTCCTGGCGGGC